GGACACCCTTGCTCTTGGCTAGTGGTTGGCCACTACAAGCCCCCACAGCGGACTTTCACCGCCTAGTTAATCGCCATGCGTGGCGCACTAAAAAAGCCCTCGTCCTCCTGGGACGAGAGCTTACGCTCACGCGGTACCACCCTGGCTTTCCCCGCCGCTTGCGCAGACGAGGCTCCATGAAGCGTCCGGCTGCCGCCGCTTGCCGCCGAAAGCCGGTGCCGTTAATCGTGCACGCTTTCGCCGACGACGCAAACCGCCAACGCTTCAAATCCCGTAACGAGGGATTAGCCGACGCTCCCTTACCTCCGTAAAGTGCAAGATCGCCTGCCAACAGCCACGCTGGCTGCGCGACGCGGAAATCGCCCGCCAATAAGCGGCGGCGGCTACAAACGCAAATACGGACGGCTCGAAAGCGTGCTCTCCGGGACCATCTTCGGGGCTTCTTCCCATACCGGCTTTCACCTGGCCCGGCTCTCTGGCGATGGGCGCCCGCCCGTACTTATCCGTTCATCGAACATTCCATATGTTAGGAACAACTATAGCGAATCGGGCCGCTCGCTGTCAAGTCGGACAGCCGTCCCGCCATGTTTCGTTTTTCTCGGGGGCACTTTGTCGATACCCCCGGGGTGAAACGGATGGCATTTGCAAATGCGTTTCACCGCCAGCCAGGAGCCGATCAAAGCGCCGTGCACCTCAATCGCTTCCAGCGCGTAAAGCGAGCAGGACGGATAAAACCGGCACGTCGGCGGCTTGAGCGGCGATATGAATTTGCGGTAGGCGCGGATCGGCGCCTGCAGCATTTTGCGCATCGGTCTGCCTTCCATGGATCCTCGTCATTCCTCCCTGTCGGACCTTGACTCCTCTCCACTATGCGCCATAATCGCCGCGCAGTCAAACCGCCGCGGCGTCAATCCCGCTCGGACAAATACAGCATGCGCTCTCCGGGCACGAACAGCTTGAATTTTTGCCGCGGATACCGGTCGTGAATGTAATCGACGAAGTACGCCGGATTTTCCGTGTTTGTCTCGAACATATCGTAATGGAGCGGCACGAGCAGGTCGGCGCCGATAGACCGGCCGAGCTCGATCGCTTCGCGGAAATCCATGTTGCCGATCAGCCCCTGGCCGAAACGGGCAAAATCGCGTCCGTTGATCGGCATCATCGCCACCTCGACGCCAAGCGGCTTCAGCTCGTCCGCCAAAGCCCGGAAGCCAATCGTATCCCCCGCATGGTATACGGTAACGCCGTTCAGTTTGAATACGTAGCCGAGGAAGGCGTGGTTCCCCTTCTCGTCCTGCTCGTAATCCTCATGCTTGCTTGCGACCGGAACGGCGGTCAGCGCGCCCAGCTCCACCGTTTGCCCGGCGTTCACCCCTTGGACCCGGCCAGGCTCGATTCCGGCTTTGACGATCTGGCTGACGCACGGCACCGGGCATATGAACCGGGCCTGCGGTGAAGCGGCCGCCATATCGCGCAGCGTAGACGGATCGAGGTGATCCCCGTGATCGTGCGTAATAAATACATAGTCCGCGTTCGTCGCCTCGCGGGGCTGAAGCGGCGGCGCAAATTTGCGCGGCGTGGTGCCGTCCGCGTTCACCGAATCGGTCAAATACGGGTCGACGTACAACGTGATTCCCGCGCCCTTCAGGACGACGGATTCTTGGCCGAGATGCCAAATGGCCACCGCCCGTTCGGGGACGGCGGTCGCTTCCATTTGGCCGAGCAAAGACGAACCATGACGGTATGGGGCTAAATTAGGCATCGGAATGAGAGCTCCTTTTCCGGAATTTACCTTCATATTATCATAGAAGGCTGTTGTGCGGTACGCTTGCATGGGCGAATTGGCATATGTAAACATTTTTCATCCTAGATTAAGGTTCGTTTAGTACGGTAAGTGCTATATGCGGAAAAATGCCGCTGCGGCCAGGAGGATGATGATGAAGCGATCCTTCGCGAATTTTTGGAGAAGTCCGTACTTGATCTTTACTTTGATTTTGGTGCTTAAGCTCGCGTGGCTACGCCATCTGCTGGCTCAAGCATGGAGCTGGAATGCGGCCCTGATCGATCTCGCCAGCGTGCTCGTATTGACCGGCCTAGTCGAGCTCGCGCTGCCCGGCAAGCTGAAGCGGAGCGGATATTGGCTGCTCGACCTGGCGCTGTCGCTTATGTTTTTCGCTGCGGCCGTCTATTACCAGCATTTCGATACGATTGTGACATATACGGCGTTAACGGGTGTCAAGCAGCTAGGGCAAATCCAGTCCAGCGTGAAATCGACGATCGAACCGCTCGATTTTATATTTTGGGCCGATGTGCCGTTCGGCGTGCTGCTTGCCGTGCGCCGGGCGCGAGGGGCAAAGCCGTGGCTTAAGCCGCTGCCTTGGCGCAAGCTGACGGTAACCGCCCTGTCGCTCGTAGGGCTGACCGCGTCGGTGTGGCTGATCCGCTACGACGACGGCATCGCCAACGAGCTGGTGCGGGCGGAGAGCATCGGCTTCCTCAACTACCAAGTGTCGGCGGCGCTGAACGGAACGAAGGACGAGACGAACTTTACCAGCCTGCAGGAAGCGATTGCCGTCGTGCCGCGCGTCGAAAACAAATACGATTACGGCAAAAAGTCGCCGGCCGCGGAGAAAGCCCCCCTGTTCGCAACGCAGCGTGGAAAAAACGTCATCGTCGTACAGATGGAGGCGTTCCAAAACTTCCCGGTCGGCCTGAAGCTCGGCGATCAGGAAATTACGCCGAACCTGAACAAGCTGGCGAAGGAAAGCTATTATTTTTCGCGCATTTTTCAGCAGATCGGGCAAGGCAACACGTCGGATGCGGAGTTTATGTCGAATACGTCGATTTACCCGACCGGCACGATCGCGATGTCAACGGGATTCGGAGACCGCAATTTGCCGAGCCTGCCGAAGCTGCTGCAGAAGCAAGGCTATGAGGCGGACACGTTCCACGTCAACGACGTCGGCTTCTGGGACCGGGCCAAGCTTTATCCGGCCATCGGCTTTGACCATTACTTCGACAAACCGTACTACAACAACGACAATTTCAATTCGTTCGGCGCCTCCGACGAAGAGCTTTACCGCGTGGCCGGCGGCAAGCTGAAGGAGCTGCACGATCAGGGCAAGCCGTTCTATGCGCAGCTCATCACCGTGTCGAGCCACCACCCGTTCGTCATTCCGAAAGACCGGCGCAAAATGGAGCTGCCTGCATCGCTAGAAGGCAAGCAGCTTGGCGACTATTTGCTGGCCATCAATTACACCGATTACGCGCTGGGCAAATTCATCGACCAGCTGAAGGCGGACGGCTTGTGGGACAACACGATTTTCGTCGCGTATGGGGACCATTTCGGGCTGCAGCCCGAGGACAACGATCCGAAGTTCGTCTCGGGCGCGCTCGGCATCACCTACCATCCGTACGTGTCCAAGTTCAACGTTCCGCTGTTCATCCACGTGCCGGGGCAAAAGCAGGGCCAGACGATCAGCCAGGTCGGCGGCCAGCTCGACATTATGCCGACGGTAGCCAATTTGCTGGGCATTTCGTTCAAGAAAGAGAACGTCGTTCATTTCGGGCAAAATTTGTTCAACATTACGCGCAACGCGTTCGGGATGCGCTACTATTTGCCGACAGGATCGTTTTTTAACAACGATATTTTGTTCATCCCGGGCAAAGGATTTGACGACGGAACGGCGGTATCGCTCTCTACGCTGCAGCCGGTATCCGACTTCAGCCAGTATCGCGGCGATTACGATTACGTGCTGCGCCTGATGCGCATGTCGGACGATTACGTGAAGCTGCTGCCAAAGCGTTAGAGGCGGATTCGGCGGACCGGTTGCGGTAAGTTGAGGGGATGGAGGAGCGGTCTGGGTGGTGAAGGATTGTGGCTGGCGTAGGGCCGTGCGGCTCGTCATCGGTGCTTGCCAGTGAGGGGGCTCTGCGGCTCGTCAGCGGTGCTGGCCAGCGCGGGGCCGTGCGGCTCGTCGGCGGTGCTGGCCAGTGGCGGGGCTGTGCGGCTTGTCGGCGGTGCTGGGCCATGCGGCGGTTCCTTGCCAGTGTTGGCCGGTACTGGCCATGCGGCGGCTAGTCGGCGTTGCTGGTCAGGGCGGCGGTGCCATGCGGCGGCTAGTCGACGGTGCCCAGACCCAGCGGCGGTTCCATGGCAGTGTTGGCCGGTACGGACTGGGCTGCTCGTCGGCGGTGCTGGTCTGTGGCGCAAGACGGTGTCGGCCGCTAAACCAGGCCGGTCAACCGCAGCGATAACGGAACGGAGTTCCGTTATTATCGGCATTTTTACTTTTTCCGTGAGCTTAGCGGAACACCGTTCCGTTATTTTCCCTGATGTGTGCTCGAAACCGCTGTAAGGCTACTTCAGCGGCACTTTTAACGGAACTGCGTTCCGTTAATTTTGGGAAATAACCGGGAAATGCCCCGTTAGCGGAACCACGTTCCGTTAACCCGCAAACATCTCGCCGAGATGCATAAAAACGCTCCCCGCAAAGGCTTTTCCTGCCTGCGAGGAGCGTTTTTGCTTGGACTATTCGCGGTTACTTCGACTTCTTCTTGGCGGCGGAGCGGCCTTGCTTTTTCGGGTCGTCCGTCGTTTCGACATGCTGGGAGCCGTTCGGTCTCGCGCTGCCCTCGCTCATGGCGGTATCTCCTTTCCGGTATTGGCGTCCGTTCACGTTCATGGTGCGCCAAAGCCGGAATTTTTAGTCCACCTCGTAGATCGAGCCCGATTTGCTCCCATACGATATAAAATGACGTACATATGTCAATATAGCCAACGATCTGCATATACTTCTATTGGTTGTTTTTCTTCCGGTCGGTGCTCTTCTTCGAGCCCGGCTTTTTTATTGTGGAGTAGGACGAGGTTTCAAACTGGTGCTGAAGTATCGTTTTGTTTTGGTTGATCCGGTGTCTTTGCTTTCGGCGTGTGATCCATAAAAATCCCAATGATCGTCACTAAGGCGCTAATGCCATTGGCGAATGCATTGAGTTGCTGATCGGGAATGTCGATGCCAAGGGGTTGCAGGATCAGCTTGAACGAAAACAGTACGGCGATGATGAAAGTGGGTTGTTTTAACTTGTTCCAGTCCATGATCATTCTCCTTTCAGGCGCTTTAATACAACGCCAAGTTCCGCCCATGTGACCGTGGCGTCCGGGTTATGGTCTTGCGTAGTGAGGCCGTGATCTTTCAGGTATTGCATCGAATCAAGCTTCCATTGATCAACTTCCGGAACAGGCATAGCCGACTGTGGATCGGGTTTTACTTCCGCTTGCGTGTCAGGCTTCCATATATCCCCCGCAGCTAAATCGTCATAGCACTTCTGCACTTGCGCTACAACGTCATCCCACGTCTTACCCCGTTTTTGAAGGTATTCAATCGGATCGGTATGTGTCGTGCCGCCCAGGTATTGCGTTACATCATAATGGCTCCACAGTGTGCCATGGCCTGTCGGTTCTGCCTTTGAGACGCCGAGCTGCTTGGCAAAGAGATATTCCGCCGCGCGTTCGCACCACATATCATAGGACTTGTCGAAGTCTTCTTGCGTGTCGGCATGGCACAGTTCCAAGTGTACGAACCGCGCATTTGCATGGGGCCCGGCACCGTAAGCAATGTAGTTCGGATTGGCGACTTGTAACACTTGTGTGGGGTCGATAAATTCATGTACAAAAGCGTTGTTGAACGTCTCTGCTTCGTATGCTCGTTCACTGGCAGCTGTGTCGCTCGGGTTGTCGGTGTAGTGCATCACGACACCTTCCCATTGGCCTACGCCGTTACGATAGGAGATTGCCGGGAGATTAGGAATCCATTCTACGTTAACAGGGTAACGAAATACGCTCACTTGGAGCCCTCCTTAAAGTGATGAAGAATTTGTTGAATTTGCTTCTTGTGATGAACTTCGTATTGATAGATGGCATACGCCATGCCGAAGCCGGAGAGGTATTGAATCACATTCGCCCAATCGCCAAAGGAAAAGAGCAACGGCCCCGCTATTTGCAACAGGATCGCTATAAAAAATATGGGGCTTCGAAAGAACTGCAAGGGAACCGCCTCCTAATGATGCGTAGTGACATAAACGATCAAACTGGCTGTAACTGTGGTAAGTATGGTGATCAATGATGTAATGAGCCATGTCGGTCGTGCACTCAATAGTTTTACAATGTCCTTTATTTCTCCCTCAATTGCTCCAATACGCTTGCCTTGCGCCTCCTGCTCCTTTTCGAGAGAGGTCAATCTGTGTTCTAATGTTTGAGTGTCCGACATCGTAACCACCGCCTTGGTAAAATAAAAAGAGCCTATCGGCGGATAGACTCTAATTTCATAAGTTGATTACTTTTTCAATTTGTCAATTTCTTGTTGGACGTACATCATTGGGATTGCGAATTCAAGTGATATAGGCACTCCCTTTCTAATTACCATCCTATAAAGGGAGTGCCCTAATCTGTTAATTGGCTTTTGGAATCCGCTTATACGCTTGCCTTTGAAGAGCTTTGGGAACGGGTTGACCGGTTTCTCTGAGATATTTGATCTGACCGAGGATGTTGCCCTTATTTTGATACATCTGATTGATCGCATCTTTTTGCGGGTTATCCCGTCCAGTAAAGCCGCCGAGCAATTTGGTAACGAGTTCCGATGTAGTTTGTCCCGGTTTATCTTTCGTCGGCAAGTCATTCGCAGGATTCCCGCCTAACAAATCCGCAATCCAGTTCACGCTATTATTAATTCCATTGGAGCTATTACCGATTTCGCCAAGGATCGCGCTGCTTCCTAGTGGATTGAGAGCATTAAGCGCATGTGCAATGCCTTTTCGGGCGTTGTACTCTTCCGGGGCTCCGGCGTTGTAAATGGAATATTTGTTCTGAATACCCAGCGGATTATTTGGTGCAAATTCTCCGATTGCACTTGTGCCTTGCACTATGGGTTCACGGATGAACGGGTTTAAGCTACCGAGCAGCCACGAGACCAGACCCTTTTCCATGATCTTGCCCGGCTCATCCATTGGCGAATAGGGATCAAGCGCCACTTGAGAACCATCGGGCAATGTTTCCCCAGTCATGATGCGGCCCTTTTGGTCGGTCGGTTGTCCGCTTAACGCTTGGCTAACGGAATCCTTTGCATGTTGGTATGCAACATATTTCGGTGTTTGGGCAAAGGTTTGGCTGATCTGCAAAGGAATGTTTCCTTTTTTCCATGCGTAAAAAGGAACAATCGGCTTGATATACTTGGCTTCAAAGGGCGTGATGTTATTATAGTCCACCATGAATTTATTCGTCCTTGCTGCCGCATCAGCACTAGAAAGCCCTTCTTCGCGTGCCTGTCGATATAGAGCAGTTCTAATAGCCGAATCAGTATCCCATAATGCATCATGGCGAGCATAGTTGAATTTGTCAAGCAATTGACCAGGGAGACCTTTTGTCGGGACCATGGCATCATTAACGGATTTCATCAGGTTTTCACCGCGAAGTCCGCTCACGGCGCCGGCTCGTACTGCTTCCTCATACCAAGGATTCGATACACCGTTTTTGATGTCTTGGAATGCTTGGGATACATACTCGGGTTTAGCACCTCCCAAAAGCATACCGTTTGTTGTCACGTTATGCATGTGAGGTAAAGGATTTAACAAGAAACCTTTGTTGTACAAACTATTGAGTTTGTTGGCCACACCTAAAAGACCTGACGGTTTGGTCGGGTTCAAAAATTCATTGATGGCTGCTTCGTCAGCCGGTCTAATATAATAGGGATTTACCTTGACGATCTTATCGGCCGGCTGCGCCTGTTCCAGTGATTTCACTAAACTAGCAAAATCATTGGGTTCACCAGCTACAGCAGCAGATGGATTTGTGCCATGTTCCGGGAGGTTCGCAAGCGTGCGCGGTACCGTGATCTTCTCTCCGTCGGCAACTCCGTTTGCCGCCCCATTGACCACACTTCTCATGTATTGCCCATACGCCCTCAATTCCGACTCAGAGAGTCCCGTATGTTTTTCAAGAGCAGCGATAAAGTCCGCATCCCTTGCCGATCGGTTCGTGGTGTTACCGACGATGTATGCTGCTTTATCAAGAGGGCTTTCAAACTCAAGCGGATTCGACCGATACCGTGGAGCCGACTTGGATAATTCGTTTGGAATCGAAAATCCCGAATCGTTCAACTTGGTTAATGGCTTGAATGCTGCTCCCGATTCATTGAGCGCTTGCGCTAACGGACTTGCACCGGTTGGCTGTTTCTCTGCGATCGTAAAGAAACTGCTCAGTGGCTTTATCTCGCTCGCTTTCATTCCCGGAAATGCTTCTTTTGAGATGATCCCCCTGTCCAGCATGTTCTGTAAGAACTGCGCCGTTCTGAGTGTTTTAGATGATTCGGCGAGACGTTGTGCAACTGCAGAATAGGCGTTGCGTTCCGGGTTGAATCCGTTGGCTTCGGCTTCTGCCACGTTTTTGAATAATCTTTCTTGGTTAAAAGGCCCTGAAGTGGAAAATCCCTTCTTTTGGCCTATAATCAAGTCATCCATCTTTTGTTGCAGTTTCGGATTTAACTCTTTAGCATACCGCTGCGGGTAGTAGCCTTGAATGAGTTTTTCCGGATCGAGAATAGGCTTACCGTTGAAAAGTGTGGACGTTTCGGCATTAGTACCGATTTTGAACTGATCATGCAACGGGATACCGTTATTAAGAATGTTGTTTAAGTCCTGATAAGCTTGGTGTAATCTCGGATTTGTGGAACCTCCCGCCTCAAACACTTCCGGCAGTTGTCTTACTTCGTCCGGTGTCAGTCCGTGCGCCTGTGCGAGTTGTGGCAAATGCTGCTGAATTGCCATCCTGTCAGCAGCGATATTTCCTTGTAATTCTTGCAGCGACTGAGAAAGTCCGTCGGACGTACCGTAGTTCTTCACAAACGCCTTTCCTAGCGCATCTGTAACCGCGGAAACAGGCTTTGTGGATTTGATTGCATCTACAGCGCCCGTAATGTATGGTGTAGCTCCTGCAGCGTCTGACGCAACTTTTAATATCCTCCCTGCAATTCCGGCAACTTTTCCAATCGGAGCATACGTCAACGGGTCGGTAACGGCTTCGGCCGCAAATCGCGGTGCCCATGCAACACTTTTCGGTAACGGACTTGTTACAGCATTAAGGCCTTGCTGGAAGGATTGGTTTTCCGTTGTCGGATTCTCCCAACCTTGGGCAATGCCTTTTCCTATGGATACCACATCATTTCCAATAGAGCCAAGCAAACCGCCATTACCGATAGATTGAAGAATGGATGGAGCGCCACTGTAAGCACCCGACATTGCGCCTTGTAGTGCGCCTTTACTGCGGTTATACAAATCCCCAATGTCGCTCCATGTTTGGCTCCCAGACCGATTCCATATGTTCGATATATCGCTCACTGTGTTAACGGGTTGTCCTTCGACTAAGCTTCTTATAGGATCGCCAACTGCTATACCGACTGTCTCTAATGCTTTTGGCAAAACGGATGTCGCGTTAGCAATTCCTTGTCCTATTGGGCTGTTTGAGATGCCATTCCAAAGATTCGAAAAGAACCCACCGCCATCGTTAGTAGCAGCATTCAATTGGGAAGCTACTCCACTATCACCTGAATAATCAACCGGATTAGAAAAAGGGGTGCGTGTGTTCCAGTCATTAGAGCTGTTATCCTGCGGTAAGTTCGATTGCCAGGAATTTCGAAAGGATTGAAAGTTTGGCATTTGATCAAAGACAGACCCCACGTTTATCCGCCTCCTAGTACTTTCTGGACGTAAGCTTGAGTTTCAGCAAACGGTGGAACCCCGCCGTACTTATCTACGTTGCCCGGTCCTGCGTTATAGGCCGCAACAGCAAGCTTCCAATCACCATATTTGCTATACAGTTGACTCAAATATCTTGCTGCACCTTGAATGGCTTGGTTCGGATCGTAAGGATCGATTCTTAAATCTCGGGCGGTTCCTGGCATAAACTGCATCAACCCTTGAGCGCCGGCTGGGGAATCTGGGATATTGGGGTTCCCGCTGCTCTCGGCCATCATGATGTTTTTCAAAATGCCAGCAGGAACGCTATAACGATCAGCTGCTTGGTTGATTGAGTTTGCGAAAGGAACCGCCCCGTCTACTTTCCCGTGAATAGTCCGCCTAACTTGCCGCCATCCTCCGCCGTATCGTTGTACTCATCTTTATTGTAGTAGTTATAAAACCCTTGGTTTGTAAATCCAGCCAATTGGATTTTAAGTGTATCCCGCTGGCCGCTAAGTGTTTTAAGCTGCGTCATCGCATCTTGTTTTGCTTGAGCATTTCTAGGATCAGTGGAGGCTAAAATGCCAGAATTATAGATGGCATTGATTTGATTGTCGACAGTAGATAACTGCCTGCCAATGCCCTCGATGACTGTTTTGTTCTCGGCATTCGTCGCATTTGTTCTTGCTATATCGATCATTTGATTGTCCTTATTGATGGTTTCATCTAATTGCTCACGCTTCAATGTAGGTACGCCATTTTGATCGAAGCCCATCATGTCGTAGATGCGTAGTTTCAGACTATCCGCTGCGTTTTGCTCAGTTGCACGGTCATGTTTAGCTTGTTCAGTCGGCATAATCAGATTGCCGTCGCTATCAAACCAGCCACCTCTTGCCTTGGCCAAATCAAGCGCATATTTTCGATCGGCATCGGATGCTGTTGCTGTTTGAACGAACTTTATGTTGCCGTTAGCGTCCACGCCTACAGGGGTAAGGCCAGCGGCTTTAAGTGCATCAAGTGTAGGTCTGCCGTTGGCATCTACGCCGAATATCTTCGTGCCATTCTGCTGCAAAGTTGCAATCTGATCGGCGGAAAGGTTGCTAAATTTGTATTTGTTAAAGTCTAGAGTTTGTTTCTGGTAATCGCTTAAGTTATTGAATTTATATTTTTCAAAATCCAGTTGCGCATTATGCCAGAGCATCGTTGCTTGCTTATCCCACGCATTCAAAGCATATTGTGCTTGCGAGAGAGTAAGTCTTTGCGTTTGGAGCCACTGAGAGAAAATGAATTTCTGCTGATTCAGATAGTTGCTAAGCTGATCTTGGTTGTATTTGAGCGCGAATTGGTTGCCTTGGCTGTATTGTTTATAAGCATTGTTGTAAAGCGTCTGCGCTGTCTTCTCAATGTCCGACATCTGCTTATTGAATAGAGATGCCACGGAGTTCGATGTCTTCGCTCTGAGGTCATTCTCTGCCGCTTGAGCGATACCAGACGTAAAGATGCCACGAGCGTTCATTTTCTGATCCATAGCGTTAATGTCGCTGGCTTGTTTCGACATAAGGTTGTTATATTGCGTTTGATATAGCGGATCGATTTGCGCATGTGCCTGGCTATAGTATGACTGCCAATCCGGTGTAAACTGTTGCTGAATCGGTATCATGTTCGGCTGTTGCAATGGATGAGCAGAGATGTAACTATTCCATGCTGCCCATGGGTCTTGTATGCCCGTTCCTTGATCGCCCCCATATCCATATGAGCCTCCGCCCGGAAATTGCGTTGTACCCGGTGCCCCTTGGCCGCTTCCTTGATTGTCGCCTATACCAACGCCTGTATTTGGAGCTTCGTTTATTGGTTGAGTGCTGCCAGAAATAGTTACTGTCTTCCCGTTATCGTTATAATCCACTTTCAGCCCAGCAGCTTGTGCAAAGTCCCTCAGCCCTACTTCCGGTATTCCCTTACTGTCGTATCCAATCGGCTTCACCACTTTACCATTGACGGTAACGATACCGTTTGGATCAATATTGAAATTGACACCGAAACGTTTCGACATTTCATCCAAATTGCCGAAAGCCGTACCTTGATAAACCGGCACATCTGCGCTAGGTTGGCCATTGACAGATACGTGCAGGCTACCATCGCGAGATACTGCTTGCCCCTGATTGTTGAGAAAATCATAACCGGAAGCGGAACCCGCTGCCGTCCATGTTCCGGAAGGGTCATAGGTCGCACCAATTAGCGCGGCAAGGCGAATATTTTTGTCATGCAGCCACTCTCTCTCCGCAGGATCAGTAGTTCTGTTCCATGCGTCGCTATTGGCTTGCATTTGCTTTTGTATGTCCGCCGTGGACATGGGGTTTAATACGGCTTGCTTTAACTTTTGAACGAAGCTGGAGCCATCCGTTGTCGCGGCTGAATAAACAGGGTTGGAATTATTATTGGTCACAAACTGGCTGTAAGGATGATTCAGGAAGCCATTTTGTAACCAGCTCTTAATGAGATTTTCTTCCGCAGCAGGGTCATTCATGACGGCTCTCATCGCCTGAGCTTGTTCCGGTGTACCCCAGCCCTCATAATGAGTTCCTGTCTTTTGGTTATCGTACCCAATTGTAGCGACCGGCCTGCCGTCACTAGTAAACCGTTCGGCGTTAGGATTGTCTGGGTTCGTACTCCAATATCCATTGGCATCCTGTTTGTACATATCCCCCATCCAAGCAGGATGGGATGAGGTTGTTCCAGTCGTCCCGGTGGAGGGGCTCGAACTGCTCGATGAACCGCCTGAATATGAACTTCCGCCGTAATTCGATGAACTCCCCGAACTTCCCGAGCTCGAAGACGTACCGGAACCTTGATTTTCTAGTGAAGCGGCGGTGTCATGCCAAATTTTATACGCTTCGTCTTGGCTCTTACCGCTACTTAACGCATCGTTATAGGCTTTATTCGCAGCTTCGTATACGGCTTGATCCGCCATACTCTCACTCCCTTGTGTAAGACGTTACCCATTCATATAGGTCTTCCGGGCTCATGTTTTCGTCCGGGATGGGTAAACCACAGTGAAATAAAAAATCCCGTCCTAGACGGGAACAAATAATGGCTAATCCTTCATGCCACGGAATGTGAATGTTGAAAAGACATCGCAGAAGAATAACGAAATCCGACCAATAACTATAGGGCCGTCCTCGTTGATTCAGAATCCACACGAGGCCATGTATGCGCTGAGGCTCTCTCAAGCGAATGGGCTTCACATCGTATTTCCCCTCGTAGTAGGCAAGCTCTTGGAAGCCAACCTTCCGAAACGCTTGAGCTTCGATAACCCTTCCGCCTCCCACATATATTGCAACATGGGAATACTTACTTTCAGTCACCCATCGGATGATTCGAGAAATGACGTCGATTCCGCTGACAAAAATCAAGTCCCCGGGATTCATGTGATCAGCTCCAATTCGCACCGGCAACATTGATCGCGTTCACGGTCGCAGCGTCCGTTGCCGAATTCACCTGACCAACTAAAGTCTTTGCCGTATACTTCTTGCGCTGCACAGCTGCTCGACCATCCAAATACACCTGATGAATCTGCGCTTTCGTATGGCTCACATCGCCGTTTTCGACCGTGTACCAAAGATAGGCTGATTATCATAGTCCGGCCCTTGCATAAAACGATCCTCCGCCTCCAGCAGTAGCATGTCGTTGGTGCCGCTGAGGTAGGTGTGCGGTGTGCCGAGCGCAGAAGATGTGAACGTTTGAAGGGCATTCGTCGCAGCCGTGTTGATCTCAGCTAGCTTACTTGCCCTTGCGGCGGCTAACAAATAGTCAGGGTCATTGGCGCGACTAACCATCTGCATGCCGTTCCATTTGTAAATAAAATTGCCCTCCCCATCGGTTAAGGCAGGGTTGAAATGTCGTCCAGCATTCGATTCTACAAGAATATCCGTACCTAGTGGTTGCTCAAAGGCATCCGAAAAAGCATGGATGACGATATTATTCGCGTCAATGCGAATATAGTGCTTGTATCCGTCCATGGGTTACCTCCTTATAGTTCAAAATCAAAATTTAAGAAAGCAGAAGTATCGTTATATGTCAATAATGAAACGGCTTCTCCTGCAACCAATCCGCTTGCTACAGATACCGTAAGCATTAGTCCGTCGCGACTCTGAGTGCCTGTATCAATGGAAACCGTGGTAACCGGCACTAAATTAGGCCCCTGCCTTTGCAATGCAAGATTCCCACCTGTTGTTAACGTACCTCCAATAATTCTAGTTCGGATACTATAAGGAATGAATACCTTAGCCTGAGTCGTTGAAATTGCATAGCCTACTCCAAATGCCGCATAGGATGCCGATGAAACCAAACGACGGTTGTACCTCAAACATAATTTCTCTTCATCATCATAGCTTCTCGGCTGAAAAGGTAGTGCTTGATCTCCTGCGTTGACTTGGACTTCTGACGTATCCAAATTACCAGCCGCTACAAAGGTTTCCGCTGAAGATGCTCCGACAACAGTTTGGTTCCCACTGCCCCACATATCCATGATGCATACAGCCAAATAATCATCATTATTTGATCCAAATGTTTTGCCAGCAAGTGTATTAGTCGTAAACGTATAAGTGAATTTTTGCCAGATTGATGTCAATGTGAAGGTGGTACCGCTGATTGTTTCGGTAACAGATGGTGTACCACCTGAACCGTAATTCTGGCGCAGGTAAACCCCGATCCTTTTGCCTGCAACATTGCTTCTTCCCCAAAAAGAAACAGTGACTTTCTTTCCTGCTCCGCATAAATATCTCGTGCCATTTTCTATAAGTTGTTCTTTTTGGTGATATGAACCTGACCCTAAACTTGTACCGGCACCATCAAAAGCTAGACGATAAAAAGAAAACGCGCCTTGCACATCACCGGGATTGTGGTTTTGTTTGCTATGCGTTAAGTTAGGTAGCGTACCACCTCCGTTAGACATTTCCACTTTCCATCGATCGGCTGTATATGAGAGATTAGCTGGATTTGTAAAACTCGACCCCCTCTGCCACACATCAAAATTACCGTTGATGAGGCTTGACGGGACATGGCGAACACGGGGAGAGCTTGCAATTCATTTATTGCACCAGCAGCATTTTTCGCCGTTGTGGTTACGGTCGTCATATCGCCGAGCCCGGGTACGTTACTTCCATCAAGATTGCCGTTTACAAGATTATATAACGTATTCATTTGTGAATTGACTTTATTGGCATCAGCAACATCGACATTATTCACAAAATCACCGTATGGTTTTGTTACTGTAGACATGCTCTCACTCCTTTACACCGGCCCGATAGCCAGGTAAGTAAAATCGACGTTCTGAGTTGATGAGGTATAGATTTGTGCTGTAAATCCGTTTGTCGAAAGTCCCGTATAGGATTCTGTGACTACACTGGAAGCAATCGCTGGATTCTTGCTGATAATGAGAAATGGCGTTGATAAAAAAGGTTTGCTAAACGTCACCGTTTGAGTTTTCAGCGAGTCTGACGTGCAAGCTAAGGTGATCCTACCTGTCTGCACTCGAAAATTGCTCTGTGGGCTTTCTAGTGCGTACTGGACGATATATCGAAGTGTTTCTTCCAAATATGGGTCTTCTGGTGAATGTAGGAGTTGCATTAGACAATCCTCGCTTTCACCTTGTACTTTACCGTCCACTTGAGCAGGGTATACGGCTGATCTTTTCCGTTGCCGTCAATCCGGAACTGAATGTACTTTGCTTGCCCCGGCATGATCGTGGAGAGTTGCGCCACTTCACCGACGCCGCCCCACTTCGCTTGGCCCCATGTAAACTGGCCCCAAATGGTAAGTGTTCCATAGGATATCGGCATTTGAATGTTCTTCGAATTTTTCCCGAAGTCTTGAATGAATGTCAGTGCAATATTGTATTTGCCCGGATTGGCAAGAGCTTCGAACACGATCTTTTTAAAAGTCTTGTAATGCGCCGATGTGCCGAAATCATAGTTCTTGGTCAAAAAGTAGGAGTTGATTGCCGCGCCGTTGTCATTATCACCGGTGAACGCCTGCATCACATTCCCCGCCGTGTCGCTGAAATATGGCGTCGGTAAGGTCGTAGTGCCATTAAAGATGCAATTCGCTTGCATCGGAATATCGAACCTCGTCCAATATTTGTACAGGTAGCTATAGACGTAGGTTCGATTGTTCGTTGTCTGTCCGACACCTTCCGGCACGCTGATCATGTACTTGTGGTCGTATTCGAATGCTACTGCGGACCCGAGATACTGCTGATTCCACGCATACACCGAGCCTTGAATCTTGTCGCTCATCAGCGTAAAGTGTTTGCCGTCAAATAAATAAATCCCGTCACGGGATAAGTACATAAGCCCGTTCGGGATTCGTACAATGCTATAATGACTGATTGCCCCATGCTGGCCAGCAAAGGTGGTTACCACTACATAGTTGGATGGATCGGATCCCTTGAGGATGAATACGCCCATTTCTTTGAAAATAACTTGTGAATCCCCAAACTGCTTGATGCCTGTTATGCCGCCGAGTCCATCGTCAATGTCTGTGAAGTTCAGCGCCGGCCAGCTTGTCGGTGTGCCGAGGTCGGACATATACAATCGGTTCGGGTTAGCAGGATCGCCACAAATGTACATGCGGTTCTTGTAGAACTCGATGTATTTGCCGTTGGGAGCCCCGGCAATCGCCTTCGTGAAGGTCGTACCGTCCCAACTCATTAGGCCGTCCGTCGTGTCGCCATTGACCAAATACAGCACGTTATGGACCGTGTCTATAGCCCCGGTGAAGCGAAGCCCGTTACCATGAAGCGTGGTCGTGATGGTCGTTGTTGTTTGCGCTACCGGGTCGTATTGGACAAGACTTGTGCCAAAGGCAACGATGAATACCCGCGTTCCGTCCGTCTTGTAAAACGGAATGATGGAGTTTATTTGCGCTGTACCGAAGTTCTTCGCAAGTGTGAATCCCTTCCGCTTAATAATCGCACCCCGTACGTCAAAATCGACGTTCAGAAGGTCAGGAGATTCGTTATCTGCAATTTCTTCGTTGGAATATTTATTGTTTAATCCGGCGAAACCGGAGAACACACGTTCTTGATAAACCGAGCCGCTACTGGGAACGGTTCTTTTCGGCCATGTCATCTAGCTCTCACCCGATTCCTGTCACGACTTTTCCGGGAAAGCTCGTTTCGCATCTGCACATATATCTGCTGCCATTGTGACCATGCTTCTTGATAGAGGTTGGATTCCTCAACAGCTTGTTGGCAACGAGCGATTGCATAATGCACTAAAGCCACGTGGAACCGCGCAGGAATTGCCGGAACGTCCGTGGCAGCCGAGAGTGTGGCTAGAGTCTTGTAATAGTAAAGCGTCAGCGTGTCCGTGTTTTGCTGCGGATATGGAGAAAGAAGGATGTTTCCGCCCCATACCGTATAGTAATAAGAAAACATAATCCCCCCAATGGTATAGGGAGGATTGACTAAGAGTTTTTCGAATTGGTCTAAATCTAATGGTTTGATAGGAACCGGCCCCATCGCACCTGTGGCATTATAGGCGACTTTACGCAATCCATCTTCGAGACAGTCGGCCGGGAGTGCGTAACTGTTGGTTGCGGTGTTCAGCGTCACTGTGGCAGGAGCCGCTTCTGCACGCGCAATATGGGACACGAGGCCGAGCGCTTCGTTGATGTATCCGATGATTTGCGTATTGTCCCACGTGCCTTGCCCGGGTTGTTGAGTGCCGTAACCATTGGGTTCCGGTTCGCCTAATGTCTTGCGTACTTCCCCGACGATATCCTGAAGCTGCATTGCTTATCACCCCTTTTGAACATACGAACTTCGTTAGTTAAAGATTAAACAGCTTGACTAGTTACAATTTGTACTCCAGTTCCGTCAGGTTGTGTTTCCGTTTTTACGTCGACAACTTTATACTGCTTGTCATCGACAACAAAAATATCGCCTATATTCATACGACGTATTCAACCTCCCGAACCATACGAATAATTGCCGTACCGGTTTGCGTCACGTTGGTCGCATTAGAGTAAACGATGCTCAGAGGCGAATCGTTTGTCGCTACCAAATTCAAAATAGCCTGTTGCTGCGCCTGTTCAGTTGTTGGAATCTTACTCGATGTTCCAGATGTAATATAGTTATCTAAAATGGTCGCCGGATCGCCGAAGTTGCTTTTTGCAGACATAACGGCATTATAACTGGAACTGGCAACGCCTGACCTAATTTCAAACAGATGGGTTCCACTTGCCGCACCTGCCGGAGCCGGAGCAGAAATCGCTAATACTTTGATTCGCCATAACTCCCCTACAGGTGGAGTAATCGTTATAGTCGTTATCCCGCTGGCTGCAGTGTTTAAAACTTGATCATAGGTTGCAGATATTACTTTCGCTTTCCTGCCCGTTAGTGACATTTGGTTAAACGCATCGATCCTCTCGCTGATCTGCGACAACACAAATGTACCTTGCGCCGTCGCACCGTTGTCATAACGGAAACGATAGTACCGACTCGTTAGCTGCTGCAACGGAATCTGTGTCAACGTTGCCGCACTAACCGCAATCGAAACGGATTGAACATTTACTTTGTCGTCAGACTGATCGATATACAATGTTCCGGCTTGGTCGGTATAGACCGATCCAGATACAAAATTCACATCCTGCGGTCCTGCGGTTCCGGATCGAAATACTGTAAGACCATCAGGAAACGTAAACCCCGTCTGAATCGAATCAATCCATGGCTGGGTATATGTCGCATTCGCTCCAAGCGGTGTTGTATACGAAAGCGACGGAAACCGGCTAGGATCATACGGATTACCGTTCGCGTCTATAGGTTTGTTGATGTTCAATATTGTCACAGATTACCACGCCTTTCCCATGTCAAAGCTTTTTTTCTTTTCAAACACGAGCGAATGATTTTCTCTTGCGAGATAGTCTGTTTCCTCGCTGATTCGTTCTTCGCGCTTCTGTCTTGCGAGTTCCGTTTCGCGTTCCAAGTCCTCCAGGTATCCGAGTGGCCCGCGCGGATGACGCCATGTATCCGTCTCGTACAGTTTCCACATGATTCGCATATCCGGTGCCATGTCCTTTACATCCCACGTGAACACTACCTCGCGAACATCGTGCATGAAATGAAGAGGACGCCCGTCAAGGACGCCCTCCTTCTTCAATACACGCTTATTGGCGAGGACTTGGTACTGCTTGAGGCGAGGATTCCAAGATAGCTCATACGATGGATCGAATTCCTTCACCCGCGACGCAATATCGTATACATCGCCAAGAACCATGTTAGTATTGCCTTCCCTTCGCTTCAAAGTATACCGCCTGCAGCGCGGAAAGGTTGGTCGCAGCAGCAACTTCCGTTCCAGCTGTGGAGAATACTTGAATTTTGTCGGTTGCCCGATTGTACATCACCCCGTAGCCGTTCACGTCCTCGAAGAAGACGCCGGCTACTTTTTTCATGCCGAAATTGTTCATCGGCCCGTATCCCCCGGTGGGGTAGGAACTGTCGAAGGTGACAGTTCCCGACACCGTAGCAAAATTGTTATTGGTCCGCGAAAAATTACGCGGCTCAATCGGCAGCTTAATGTTGTTGTTGTCAGCCGCCAGTGTGTTGTTGATCGGTTCATCATAGTAGATGGTAAGTGCCACTTAGACCGCCTCCTTACATCTGCAGGTCAGTAACAACGACCTGAGCGTTTCTCATGGTGCAACCGAGGTTGCAGAAGTAGAACATGTCGGCAAGGAAGCTGTGGGTACGGTTCGGGTCGCGGTACAGAATCCGGCCATCCGTATCGATCCAGCTAGGCGGCTGCGTTTCCAGAATGTACAGGTAATCCGGATTGATACCGAACAGTTTGTTCGCCGGCGCCATACGGTCATTGAAGATCTCTTTGCCGTCGAATTCGATTGCGTCAAATCCGCCATCGTATTTTTTCGTGTTGATGTTGCGGTTTTGAGCAGATTTGAACAGGTAATATTGACGGCGGATTTCCGGGCGAGTGAACCAGTATTTCGGCTCTTGGCCGCTGGCAATCGAACCTACGTCAACGGCTTGCTGCCACAGACCTTCATTAATGGAACGAAGGTTGCCGCTGTTACCGAGTACCGGAGACTGCCATACCGGATACGTGGCCGGGTCAATACCGCCATGAACGCCAGCACCGACAATCTTGTTCAGGCCAACGATCTCCGCGTTCAGGTTGCCCTTGAACACAATCACGTCATTGGCTGCCGGAGAAGTGACCGTGCCGCCAAGCGTAACTTTCGTGACCGTCCACGTCGAAGGGTCGAAGCCGCCAGCCGGGAAAGTCACGGTGACGCCGGAGGCTTTCTGTGTGGTCAACGTGGAATCGTACACGTCTACCAGCCAGTCTGGATTGAGTACGTCATATGTTACCGGAACAGACAGCGTAGCCGTTTGGCTCGCCCAAGAAGCGACGGAAGCCAAAACGCCCGTGCCATCGCCCAAAAACTGACGATTCAGGATGGTGCGGAAGTTTTTACGCAGCCCATCCATCTCCGACGTAATCGCGCGGCCAAATGCTCCACGGTCGTTCTTGGTTTGCTCGATGGCTTGGCCAGTTACCTTGATCGAACCGTAGTTCTGTGCGTAGGTCAGCTTGTAATCGACATACTTTTGGTTGCCGGGAGTCGGCAGCGTACCACCTTGAGGAACTGCGCCCATGCCGTTGTTGCGTCCTACATGGATCGGTACGACCCATTCACGACCGCTGAACGGGATAGTTCCAGCATCTTTCTCAATCAGTTTCAGGAAAGGCACGGAGTCGTTAAGTTCATTGACGATCGCCGGACCGTACAGTTCTTTCAGAATCGCATCAGCTGCTGTAGTATCGAATGCCATGGTTGATTATCCTCCTTATGTGCCCCATTTGCCGGATAAAAGAAGCTTGGTTGCCTCCTTCACGTTTTTAGGGCCTTTGTCGTTTTGGTTTTTGCTTGCGGCGATTCCGGTTCCACCGGTGCCGAGGTTGGGAAGATTGCGTTTGCGCTCTTCTTCCGCGGCCTTTTCTTTCTTGTCAGCCACATAAAGCTTGTAGGCGGCACGGATTTCGCGCTTGGTCACGTCGTCGTTTTCGTCGTATCCCTCGTCTTCGAGGTACTTGGTCAAGAATTTCTTGAACTCCCGCTGTTTGAACTCGATACCGTCTTGCTCTGCACGATCTTCCAGTCTTCGAATTGCTCGTTGAGCCAGAGCGTTTGCAGGGCTTCGTCACGGGCGTCTTCGAGCGCGTCAGCGGTCTTGTTGTCACCGGCCTTTTGTGCGGCTGTAATAGCTTTGTTGATACCGCTCACGTCTTGCTGCGTGACGTTGCCGGATTGGACTGCGGCGAAAAAGTCATTCGTTTGCTTGATGAACTGCTGCTGCTGCGCCGGAGGGAGCGAAGAAACGACTTTATCAAATTCCAGCCATTCCTTTGCGGCTTCGCTCAGTTTCTTAAGTTCGCTATTTTCCTGAGACACTTTGGTGAACTGTTTTTCGAGCTTTTCGTAGCCGGTCAGCTTGGTTTGCAGTTCCTCGATGGTGAATTCTTTTTCGCCAATCTTCACGGTTTGAGGCGGGTTATTGTCCCCACCAGTTGCTCCACCATCTGCATTGAAATAAGGCATTTTGATTTTCATAGTTCCTCCTTGGACTGTCCTCATCGGTCCCGTATCTGTCCACGACAAAAAGGACTATCTGTACCCTTGCGGGCCTTGAATAGTCCTGATGTCAGGCTTGGATTCGGTTAGGATCGGCTTGGTCGCGATTGTTATTGATTGCGGCTAAGTAGTCTCACCTTAACCGCGAATTATATCAATTTTGCCGTTTCGTAATATTGCCGACTCACTACAACACCATACCCTGTATCGGCATGCACAGAACCGTTAAACAGCTTATGGCAGCACTCGCCGATCAGGTTCGCGTCATACGTGCCGACCACACCGCCTGTACCTTTGACGCCCATACGTTTGAGATATTCGTTGGTAGCGTTGATCATTTTGCCGATAGTAGTGTTGTTGTTTGTCGCTTCCGTTGCATAGTCTGCGACTGTTTCGCCATTTACAAGTTTGGTTGTGGAAAATCCTAATTTAACTGCCATGGTAGCCCTCCTTTACATCAAGCCAGCGGCTTGGAAAAATGAACGATTTATGATGACGCCGTACCCGGTGTCAGCGTTTATCAACCCTTCATTGAGGATTTTATAGCAGCAATCCCCGATCAGGTTGACATCGTAGTTGCCTACTACTCCATTGATGCCTGGTACGTTTTGCGTCGTAAGCGAGTTGATGACCATGTTGATGGCTTTTCCAATCGATGAAGTATCGTTTGTTTTTTCGGTGGCATAATTCACTCGCGTTACACCGTTGACTAGGGTTGTATTAGCAAAATCCAGATCATCGTCAGCCATCGTTCAATCCTCCTTCTTTTTCTTGAGCATGCCGAGTTTGGCTTTTCGTGCCATGCCGGCAGTTCCATACTTTTCACGGCCGACTTTTGCGGCCACTGCGGCGCCTACCTCTTTGGCGCGGTCGGCGCTCATGCCTTTTTTCTCATACTCTTGTGCTACTCGGCCCTTCAAAGCCGCGAAACCTATTTTCACGGTTATCACTCCTTACTTATCGTCTGCGTCGTTGTCGGACTTGGTATTCTTGCCTTTCATGGCACCAAACTTCACGCCTTTGCCCTTTTTCTTCTCGGCAGCGGTGTCTTTCTTGAGCGCACTCAACGGGATTTTCATGCGACGTTGTTCACCCCCTTTATGTTTCTTCTTGGGTAAGGGCATGTTCAGGGCTTTGGCGACGTATTTCATCGTCACTTTGTCATAGCCTCGTAAAATCGTTTTAGGGAGCACCTTATATCCCTCCCGGCCGTCCTGTGACTTCGTTCATTACGCGTGTCATGCCGCCTTGCAGCGCTCCTGATAGACCCGATGGAAAGCCAGGCATGGCTTGCTGTGCAGGATGCTGCATTGGCGGCATTCCATGTCCGCCCATATGAGGCGGCACGAAACCATTATTGGGCGGCATTTCTTGTGCCGACTGCATCGGTGGCAATTGCGGCGTTTGCCCCACTTGCGAAGATGCTTGGCCTTGCTGCTGGGCTGCATTCATAAACTGCTGATGGCTCCGATAATGGGTCATAAAGGCTCGCTGCACTTTCTCGTCTGCTTGTTTAAACTTGATCGTCAGCATTTCCTCAAGCAGCGCTTCGATATGGGCCTTGTGATCTTCCCATTCGTAGACGTTGACTTCTTTGCCTTCCCATAGCTTCTGATTCTCGTCCATCTGCATGTTGCGATTAAGTGCCCGCGGCGTAACCATGCCCATGTCTTTCTCGAGATCCAGCAGACGTAAGCCCATTTCCGTATCAATGAGCGGTTTTTGATCGCCGCCCAAGGTGGTCATGAGCTTAATGACTTGGTCAAATTTAGTCATCTTATCTGAAGCAAGTTGCTGCTTGGATTCAATGTGAATCTCTTCATCGCCGGATATGTCGGATTTCTTGAACTCCTTAACTTCCCATTGCCCCTCATCGCCCATGACGCGGATGAGGATTTTGTCGGGCCCCCAGTTGCGTACAAGGTAGAGCGTTTGTTTGGAAATGTCCTTGAGCCATTTTTCATGGTTGACTGATACCGTCATTGCTGCCATTTGGTCTTGCTCGTTGATAATGGCAAGAGCCGCAGCCGCATGCACACCCGGGGGAAGCGAACCCGGTCCGAAGAAGTGAATGCCGGCGACTTCGCTGATGGATTGTTCCAGTTTACCGGCTTGCGAGAATATAGAAGCATCGATAGCGCGCGGGTTATTCGGCGTCGGCGGTTGTTGCCCTGTATAGAAGTTGATAGAGCCGGGCTTCATGCTTACTTCGTCCGCAACCACAGTGCCCTCTTGCGCCCAATGCGTTGGCGAGTTGGCGTATTGCAGATTTTGTATGTTATCGCTATAGAACTCATTGAGCCACTTTTGCGGATCGATCAGGCCCTCCACGAGCGATATCGGCCAATACCGATATGGCGCATCGAAGAAATCCAGCTCCGCAAACGGCCAGTAGAAGTCTTTATGGAGCATGACGCCGTTTTTCGCACGCTTGATCTTCTTTAGCTTCACGTAAGGGTTACGGTCGGCAAAAATAACTTGCTTATTTACCCGGATCACCACTAATCCGTCAGGATACTCTTTACAAGGCCGTATCCACCAATCTTCGACCATGACGTTATCTTCCATGCCTTGCGTGTAGACGCCGGTATAGTTTCCGTCCTGCATGATGTTCTTCACGGCGGCGAGGAACATGCCGTATTGGCCCCAATCGCTCGTGCCCTCGACGTCGATGCCGTAGTTCTCGTATACCCACGAGCGCGACTCGAAACGTTTATGTGCCGCCCAAGGGAACTTCTTCATCTCGAGCACGTTAGGCGGCGTAAGGAACTCGAACGTCGGAATAATGTCGATCACGGGTTGATCGGTCTCGACATCATACCATTGTTTAGAGATGCCTTTCCCGGTCAGTGTGGACCATGTGAGAGCCTTTTTCTCGGTATGAATACCATCATTTACGCGACGGTTGTGCTCCAAAAATTTTGTCTTAACCTTGGCCGACTCGATTTCTTCCTCATCCTGGTTGAGTTGCAGCACAATAGGGCGCTTGCGATCCATCAAGAGTTTACCAACGGCCATACGAATAGCCGGGAGTATCTTGTTGACCGTAAGCTTGATCTCATCATCCAGTTGCGGTTGCAGTTCGAAGATTTGCTTATGTTCGTCGTATGTCAGCCACTGATTGCCAGCGTGAAAGTTGATGTTTTGGAGCCACGTCCGCATATAAAAGAACTTGGCGGCCATGCCTTGCGTGTCCCATGTATCGATGTCGGATTCGAGTTTGTTTAGGTCTTTGATATAGGAACGGTTAATATGCGGATATTTGGCTTCGCCTTTTAATGTATCTTGCATGGTGTCACCTCACTTTGGACAAATAAAAAAGGCCACCATCCAGCGGTTAAGCTGAATGATGGCCTTCAAAGGCTCTTTCGTTTTAACTGTTGTTTTGAGGGTTGATTCCATTCATTCATTGTTCTGCAATGTGGGCATTTGATTTGTATTTCACCTGACTTTACCTTAGCTAAGAGGCGGTTACAGTTGATGCATCGGAAGTCTTTCATATACGTGTCCCCTTAAACCGACTTGGATACTGCTTTGCCGCCCGTGTAATACCCTTCTGCGCGGCTTCCCTTGCAACCTTTTCCTCGCGGTCTGTACGGCACTCTCGGCGGTTTTCTTTGGCTTGCTCGTAGATTTGTGGGCTGCCGTAGAGTAGGGTTGTAAGCTCGTCTAGTTCTTTTCGAAGAGCTTGAGCAAGGTTTACCGATTTTGTCCATCGCCGCATAATATAGAGAAATAAGGTAAACCATAGCGCGTTTAAGATGACAAAGGCGAGAGTCATGTATCACATCTCCCGTTTGGGCAGTCGTTGCCGTAGGTTCCGATTCGGTAATAATCCGTACATCTTCTTCTTTTGGCTGTTCTTGTTCCTTCATAATCCGATTGCCTCCTCGTGTTCACTCCGTACCATTCGGAGATGCTTGATTCCGTCATAGATGCTGCGGAATGGTAGAATCTTCTTCCGATCTGGCCACAAAATGACCATTGGCACCCGTTCATCCGCGTTAAACCCGCCTAACCATTGGCTGTAGTCGTCCGTGATCTTGTATGACCCTGTACGCATCCAAACCGTGTCTATGCCGCCTACGCGCTTATTGTGTACCTCGTTGTAATGGAGATGACCCAAAGCGATAATGTCCGCGTGCGTGGCGGCAAATAGGTTACGTTGGCTGTTGGTCGTGTTCAGGCTGGAATTGTATTTGAATGTGTGCCGAGCGTGAATGCGATACGCCACATTCCCGAATCGAAGGTTGATCTCGCCGCCATACCAAAGGAACGGCTTTTCGATCTTTCGGGCGATGTACTTCACCCAGTTTTCGCCGGTTTCTTTGACTTCCCAATGGTCATGATTGCCTTCGATGACGGCGAGGATCTTATTTGCTAGAAACTCTGTGAAAAAGTATTCGGATAGCGTCTTCTGTTTATCCGCGGTAATGACTTGCTCGAAGCTTCCACCTGGGTGAGAGCGAGTGATATAGTTGTCATTGTAGTCGCCCATAGTAATGCAAAAGAGGCCGTCCGTGTCCCGTATGAGCGCGAAGTCTTTCTTCATCTGCTCATGGTCGGTTTGGATGCCTCCGGTGTGCCAATCGCCAGTGAAGGCAATGCCGATCGGCCGGCTATCATCGATCGAGAGAGTGATCGAAGTTTGCCGATCATCCATCTCTTGAAATTTCTTTTGCATTTTAACGACGACATCCAACAATTCCTCCACGTTGTGTTCCTTTTCATTCTTGCGGTTTTCGTAGATGATTTGCGAGCGCTTGATCTTCATACGCTGCAACTTCATCCGTACCGCTTCGCCGGTAAATGGTCGGCCACAACGTTCCGTAAGGAGGCTGGCCAGTTCAGGGTATGTAGCATTGGGATATTCTTTGATGATGTCCAATAATGCGGCATAGTCTTGATCCGGCCAGTTCATGTGACGCCTCCTTTATTGCTGTTGTGTTGCCATTTCATTGTACTTTTCAATAGCAAACGTCCTTAGATTCTGCAATGTCTTTCTTTTCTTAAGATCAGCGTCGATTTTGTTAGCGGTAAGCCACAGATATATTTCATGTGCCTCCATGCTTTCAAATGCTGGCCTATCAGTCGTGAAAGCCTGTATATGCAATGTCTCGTCACGTACACTGTTCGAAATCAGGTGCCGCAAATACGCGCCAACCTCTTCCTGCGTCGGCGGCGTGCGTACTTCCTTTTCGACTTCTACACGGCTAATACCGAGGTTATTTGCCCACATCTCCACGCATTTGTAACCGATCACAATCGGATCGCCTACGCGGTCATATGTGCCTGTCATGATCCATTTATGCTCGCCGTCTACAATGCCGCAGTCATGTTTCTTGCATTGGTCGCAGATGCCGTAGGCGGGTTCTACGTTTAGTATTTGCCAACTCACCATCTCATCCCCATTCGTTTATTTCGTTTCATCACTTCACGTAAATGCTTTTCTTCCGCCTCTTTAATGCGATCCATGCGGATTTGCTCAGGCGTTTTCGGCGTCTCATCCGGCAGCTTTCTTGTACGTGGCGGCCGGCTCATGAGTCCGTAGCGCAATGCATCGACCGTGTGATCAAGTGGATGAGGCGCAATGTCCTCAAGCTCTTTCTCGTCCGTCACCATACTTGGTATGGCTTCGATCAGATGCGTACATGTTTTGAATATCTTTAGATGCGTGTTCTTGAACTTTTCGCCCGTTACGCGGTCAGTGTCTTCAAAAACATGCAGATAATCGCGCACCCTACGCCAGCCATTGACGCGCTCTTTCGTGGCTTGAATCATCGGCAAGCCACAACGTGCGAATATCTCCGCTGGAGCTTCGCCGGTGGTCTTGGATTTGTTCCAAAAGGATGTATCGCCGATGTTCTGGCGAATCGTTTCACTAGTCCTGTCCAGTACCGCCTTCGCTTGTTCATGGCTAAGCAGCTGCGTCTGTACAAATTCGCGGTATACATAACAGGTTTCATTCTCATCAAAGGCCAGCCACAGGCACACAAACGGGTCATTATAACCTTCGTCCATGGCGCGTATCTTGACCCAATGTTCAGGTATTGGAAACGGTTCGATGATGTGTAATTCACGGTTCCATTCGCTGAAATACTGTCCGACGAACACGTCCCAATCCCCCAATAAATAAGCCCTGCGCAAGTCTTCCGGCAGGTTTTCAAGCCGTTTGACATAGGCAGGGTCGTTTTTCATCAATATGTCGTTGTCGTACACTTGCGCGGGTATGAAGGCCAGCGTGTTTCCGGTTACATCATCGGTCGTCGTCGTCTCGCCGTAATTCGTCGCTTCGATATAGCGTTTTTTCACCCATGCATGACCAATCCCACCCGGGTTGCAGGTTCCTCTAAAGCGTGGCGGGTAGCCTTTAGGTGAGCGTAAGCAGGATAGTAGAACTTGAATTTGCTCATATGTGAAGTTCGTAAGTTCGTCCACGCCTACAAAGTCCATTGAGCGGCCTTGGTATCTCTTGGCATCCTGCATGTTGCGGATATAGCGAAAAAACACACGCGAGCCATTATAAAGCGTTGCAATGTGTTTGCCTTCGTTGTAGGTATATAGCTCGCTCGGCCATTTCTCTTTGGCTTCGTTGATAAGGTTGGCTTCCAAGTCATCGAAGGTCTCGCGGAACAGGTAAATCTTCGCACCCGGGTATTCACATCCATAAGCGAGTGCTTCCATCGCAAGGCCGCAGCTTTTGCCCCCACCCTTGGCACCGCCATATACAGCTTCATCCGCAGCACAAGCATGAAATTCACATTGACGGGCGTTGGGCGTATAGTTGACTTCAATCGTCGGCATGGGTACCACTCTTGGGGCGGGGCATGTTGAAGATGACGCTTAATCGGCTATCCTCGGGATCCTCGTCAGCCCCGCTATATTTTAACCGGCTCTCAATCGTAGCACGGAGTTCTTTTGTGGCTTTGAGCCAAATGTCTTTATCGGCCTTGGTTTTAACGTCATCAAATACCGCCTTAGCAAGCTCATCACGTAGCTTCTGGAGCATTTCCAGGTCTTGCGGAACCGTCTTAGCGATCTGCTCCTGTACGATCTGCTTGGTTTGCTCCGAGCGCTCTTTGCGCACGTCTTTGACGTGGTTGTTAATGGCAGAATGGGTAATTTGTATCCCATCCGCCGCAAGCGCTCTGCTGATTTCCCGGCTCGACATGGTAAGCGACATCTCAATGATGCGCTTGCTTAGTTCATCATTTATTTTGTGAGCCGCTTTACCCATATCGCACCTCCTGTAAACTTGAGTGTAAAGTTGTATACTTTACAGCTAGATCAAATGTGTTAAATCAATACGATCCCGATTCCTTGCCGCCCACCCTAACGCTTTAGGCACGTGCATGTTCGTCCGGCCGTAACAGGTAATCAGGTTCATCGTGTTGCAATCCATCTCATATACCCACCACACGCCGTCTAGGTGGATGTAATTCCTTCTGTTGTAGCCGTATTGGTGATTGTCTAGTTGTCGCTGGCATTGCTCGTTTAAGTCCGCATAAGCGATATGCTCGACTCGGTTGCAGTATTGTTGATGTGCATGTTTGCTTACCCGGATGCGAATGTGCTCATACATGTTCCCCTTCCTCCGACTCAGTATTCGCTCGGTATCCCACCCCGTGCCCCATATGAGCGATTTCCCCAACGCAAAAAGGACGCCGAAGCGTCCCTTTACGTTTACCTATGAATGATATGGGTATGGATTTGCACCATACATGATCAGTTCCCGCAACGTCCGGGATATCCCCGAACGTACTGACCGCATGCTAGCCGCGTCTACCTTATTCCGCCATCATATCAGCTGTGCCCCGCTCATACTAAGCTAAGTGGAACTTAACCGTCATAACGCATGAGCCAAGCTATTTGTTGTCACCCGCAAAAGTGGTAATCAGAACGGAGGTGTTTTCACCTCGCATCTCATTTCCGGTGCCGCCAGTCAGTTGCGGGTTGGCTATCATCGGCCTCCTTTGCGCTATGTGTCTGCACACAACATCTCGCAATCGGCCGATCTTTGACACTCTCATCATACCACGATTTTTGTCTAATTGTCGGACATGGAACGGTCATATAGCGGACATAGAGCGGACATGATTTATTCCTCTTTTAAGACCAGGAGCCCGAGCATATTCGCAAGCCTGTAAATGGCAAATGATTTCAGTCTGCGATAATGTCGGTCACTGTATCCTAGTTCTGCCGCTACTTCGGAGTCTGCGATATAATCGTCTTCCATGTACCGCATGCGGATAAGCTTTTGCTGTTTCGTTCCCAAACGATTGATGGCTTTATAAGCTCTCTCTATGTGTTTTTGACGCCGGTTGATTTCGTCTATGTTTTTAATGGCAATATCCTCGACAGGAGACGAGACAATGTTGCTTGGTTTGTAATCTCTTAGCTCATACGATGCCGTCATTTTCTGCTCAAGCGGGATGTATTCGGTGATCTGATATTCCGGGCTTGAAGCAAGTATTTCTCTACTGCGTTTTTTGTTGCTTCTTCGTCAATATCATAGATATTCAAAGCCAGTTGAATCGGTTGTCCCATTCCCCTTCACCATCCCCATATGGTATATTGGATATAGGAACTTATGTTTGACCCTCACCACTTCCGCCAAGTTGTTGCGAGGGTTTTTTCTTTTGTCTTCCTAGCCTTCCAATAGTTCGGGATGCTTGAAAATATAGTTCATGGAAATTCTCCTTTACGGCTCGCGCTTATTCGGTCATCTCGATGGCCTTTGGCCGTCTTCCCAACATTTCACGTCTAACATCGTCATTGTTCCATTTGCTTACAGATTCAATCCTTTTGTTGCACTTCTGGCAAATATGAATGTAATGTGTTGACCGCCTATCGGAGTATTTATCCCCAGAGGAAATGAAATAAGGTCTATGTTGAACATAAGAGTAAAAATGATGTTCGCAGAACAGTTGTTTTAATCTTCTTAGCAATACAGTTGCCTCCTTCGTCTTTACTTCGATCCGACCGAATTACCCAGCGATAGCGGGGGCCGAGGACTATTCCTTTCCTTTACCGTTGATTTGGGGGAGGGCTTCGAACGCAAAATCCTCTACCGCCCATAGTATTTTTAGTGCATCGTCTGTATTGCATGTAACTTTCTGTCGGCTTATTTTCTCCAACGCCGCTATCGCTATGTCGAGTTGTTCCTCAAGAGGTAAGTACATTTCACAGTAAAAGCACCATTCGTTTAAGTGACATCGGCATTCACTACTCATTCATTTTCCCTCTCTTTCTGCTTGTTGATCGTCAGCCACAGCGCAAGGCATCTGTCTGCGGCGGAGGCGTGGATAAGGTCGAATTGCGTCACATCGTCAATATGCTTTTTCTTATCCGTACTGATAACGACGGCTAGATTGTGAGCATAGATGTAATGCAATCCCATCTGCATGATCTTTTCTTCTGCTTCCATGGCTGCGGAAATGTCGGACGAGTAATCATTTACATCAACAATTCCAGTTATCCACGCATCCCGTTCCCTCGGTGTCATCGCATTCCATTGTTCAATTGGTGTCATGTTTAACCTCCAATCCGGCGAGTTTCAAGAACGTTTCAGCGTAAGAACATTTCAATGGTTCATTGTCCTTAAAGTTCATAGCCAACCGCCATTCCAGCACCTTACGGGCGACTTCTTCGGGGGATTCTTTTACGGTCACATTTGAACTTCCCGAATACTTCAAGTACGTTTCATTGCCATCGGAACTAGGGAATATTCAGTCGGTG